GTTGATATTTTGCGATTTCCATGTCACAACGACTGTTGCGATACCCGTCAACACCCTTGTCAAAGAATTCCCCCAAAACCGATTCGGTTATGTCCAAATCTAGGCGTATCTTGCGTGCAACCGATTCGGTTTCGAGTGGGATTGGTTTCTCGCTGATGTAGTACAAATCAAGGAGGCGGCGGTATGCCAAATCTTCAGCATCAGACAAGTGGTTGGTGTGTGTGATGTAGTCACCCAAATAGAATTTGTACCAGATCACTTGAGTTCTCCAAAAATGTCGGGCCGCAGTGTCGCACGCAACACCCTACCCTTTGTGTACCGTTCAATCGCGGCGCAAACCTCTGCGCTTGCCAACCCGCGCCCTGTGATAATTGCCGCCATCCATTGCTTGGTGATACCCAAGTGTCTCGCCAGCGTAATCTTCGATCCTCGCGGCTTGTCTTCAAAAAATTCTTCTAATGTCATTGTGACCCTTTTGTGTTAGTGAAACTTTATCATACACCAAAAAATCATTTGTGCAAGCACTATTGCAAAATAAGTTAATGTGTGTATGATACCAACACATCAACAGCGAAGGGAGAGTGTATGCACAGCGAAGAGGAATACAACCAAGCGATGCTGGAGAGGCAACAGATGCTTGAGGAGGCTCTAGAACGGGCTGAGACAGGCGTTGCAACCGAGGACGACTGGAACACCATCCGCTTTGAATGCGGGGTTACCAGACGGCCAAAATCAACTGAAACTAGGAGCGAATCATGGCTTTAATAGCGAGAGAGAGTGGTGGCGGAACTTTTACCCCTGTGCCCCCGGGGATGTACTTGGCGCGGTGCTATCGCATCGTTGACCTTGGAACACAAAAGAGCGAGTACCTTGGACAGATCAAAAACTTGCCAAAGGTCATGTTGCAATTTGAGGTGCATGGCGAAGACGATGCAGGCAAACCATTGGTCACGGCCAAGGGTGAACCCATGTCGATCAGCAAGAACTTCACGTTGTCATTGGCCGAGAAGGCCACCCTTCGTAAAGACCTGCAAACATGGCGTGGCCGTGAGTTCACCGCTGACGAGTTGCGTGGCTTTCAGATTGACAATGTGCTTGGCGCTTGGGCCATGATTGCGATCACCAAGGCGGTGGGCAACAACGGCAAAGACTACACCAACATTGCCAACATCAACTCGGTGCCAAAGCCTATGAAGGCAAACCTGCCTGAAGGCCACAACAAGTGCGCCGCGTTCTACATTGAAAGCCCAGACATGGATATGTTTGAGACCTTCAGTGACAACTTGCGGGCCAAGATCGAGCAGTCACCTGAGTGGCAGTCTCGCGGCAAACAAGAAGCCAAAGCCTCAAGTGCCTCTAAAGGTTCAGGCTTTGACGACATGGACGACGACATCCCGTTTTAAACCAAAAGGAGAGTGGCAATGTTTATTTCAAATACAGAGAGAGTTCAACTCAGAAAAGACCTTGATCAAATGTCAAAGTTGTTCAATGACATGAACAACGACATGATCTACTTGATTGCGAGAATCAAAGTTTTAGAAGGCAAGACACCAGAGACAAAGAAGCCTCGGAAGCCATCAACAATGAGCGCGGAGGGCCGAGCAAGAATAGGTGCCGCAGTGAAGGCTTATCACGCAAAGAAAAAATTGGAGAAAGAAAATGCTACAAGCATCAGCACCACGAGCATCTGAGTCAAATCACTGGTACACCCGTGACGGGGTGCCGCAGTACACCGTAGAGGCCAAGAAGGGTGGGATGCGTAACACCACCCTGCGCGACGCCCGCACGATGAACTTGGTGCCCAGCGTCACGACAGTCCTCAACATCGCCGCAAAACCAGCCCTGCTGGCTTGGATGCAACAGCAAGTGTTGTATGCGGCGCTCACGCTTCCACGCCGCCCAGACGAACCTGAAAAGGAATACATCGACCGAATCATCAACGATTCCAAAGAACAGGGTCGTTCTGCGGCGGATGCTGGAACAGACATTCATGCATCGATACAAGGACACTATGAAGGACAGACAACAGGTAAGCACAGTGAAATGGTCACCGCCTGCACACAAGCAATCGACAACTGGGTTGGCCCGCGCACATGGATCAGCGAAAGAGCCTTTGCGCACGAGGCAGGCTTTGGGGGTAAATGCGACCTCTATTGTGAATCGGACGGAGGCTTTGTGGCTGACATCAAAACCAAAGAATTCACCGACCCTGACAAGATTGGTGGATACGATGAACACATGATGCAGTTGGCCGCGTACCGTGTGGGGCTTGGCGTACCTAACGCACGCTGTGCCAATGTGTTTGTCTCACGCAATGTGCCGGGTCTCGTGGTGGTCAAAGAATGGCCCCTCGAAGACCTCACCACGGGTTGGGAGATGTTCATGCACCTTCTGGCATTCTGGCAACTAAAGAACGACCACAAGTAATTATGGAAAAAATAGAAGCATTCAAGGCCAGCGATGGCTCTTTGTGGGAGAGCAAGGACAAGGCCGAGCGCCAAGAATTGTTTCTCCAAAAGGACATGATCGTTGAAGAGTTTCTTGACGACAACATCAACCCCTACAAGGCGCTGGCGCAACGATCAATTGCACGAACCACTATCATCAACTGGGAACTTTGGAAGAACAAAAATGCTGAGTGAAGAAACAATCAAACAAATTTATTTTTATTGCGATGAAAAAAGACCCGACGCAATCTATGCTGACGATCTTGACATTGTTCAGTTTGCCAACAAGATTGCCGCGTTTGTTGAGCCTATCATTGCCGCCAAGGAGCATCAAAGATGCGTGAAGATCGTAAACGACATGAACCCCCAAGTGGCTTCCGCCCTGAATACCCAGCGACCGAAGAGTCAATGAGTGCTTGGATGGACGGGTACGACCAAGGCTATGAGGATGGCATTGAGGCGGCTCGTGAACAGTTCATGCAGACTCAACTCTTGATCATGCACACTGGTGGTAGCGCATGACCGACAAGGTCATACCGATATTGCCAGAACGCGCTTGCGGGGAATGCACGGCCTGCTGTGAGGGGTGGCTAAGTGGGGAGGCCCACGGCCATGAGTTCCAGCCGGGTCGGCCTTGCCACTTCTTGCAAAGCGGTTGCAGTATCTACGAGACCCGCCCAGAGGAACCCTGCAAGTCCTACAAATGCGTGTGGCTGAAAGATGGCACGCTTCCTATGTGGATGCGGCCAGACAAGTCTGGTGCTATCGTCACCGAGCGCGATGTCGAGGGGATCAAATACTGGGATGTCTCCGAGTGCGGCGAGACCTTGAAGTCAGAAGTTTTGTCATGGCTTGTCATGTACACCATCGACAACCAGAGCAACCTACAGTACCGCATCAACAGCGGTGCATTCAAGATCGGCCAGCAAGATTTCCTTGAACAATAAAAAAGCCCCCATTGCTGGGGGCGAAGGGTAGGAGAGTGGCAACTGCAACTACCGCATCAATGTTAACCCACCTCTGGCCTTCTGTGGTGGGTTTTTTGCTTTTTCGGCGGCTTCCATTTGTTGGGTTCGGTAAATATCGTAGGCCGTAGTGGCAAGCCCGCCAACCACGCCAATACCCTTCAGAAACGCCGTAACGGGAGTACCGGGGGGTAGCATAGCCATACCGTCCAAAATGACCTGTACGCTCGATAGAACAGCGCCAGAGGTGTCACCCTTCTCGTATCGGTTCAACGCCTCTGCGGCGCTCATGCCCATGCCCAAGCCAGCAATAACATTGGTGCCCGGTATCTTCTGAGCAAGCGCACCAACTTTTCCAAGGCCACTTGGAGCCTGCTGGGCCGCTGATTTAAGATTAGTTTTCGCCACATCAGCGGCTGTCTGTGCCTCCCGTGCGGTTTTCTGAGCGGCGGATGTTTCCCGCTGGCGAACTTTTTCCGCTGTCTCTCTGGCTTGTCTGGCTGTATCAACTTCGCCTTGTGCGGCTTGTGCAAGCGGAGACAACTGCTTTGCCTTTTGACCAGCGGCATCCATTTGCGCTTGGCGAATAGCGGTTCCTTCTGGCCCCGTAATAAGTTGATCTGCGCCAGTGCCAGTCATTTTGTATTCGCCCATGCCTAAACGCTTTTGCGTTTCAATGTTTGCGGCGTTTCTTGCGGCAATATCTCCAGCACCCATCCCACGAGGGTTTTTGCCCGTGGTCATATCTTCAACCTGAGACAGCATAGCCTCTGGTGGGAGTTGCCCCGGCATCTTGCGGGCGTAGTTTTCCGAACCAGAAGCACCAGCAACCTTGCCACGAACTTCAGGGTCTGGCGGCAAAAATCGTTTGGACTCAGCCATTGACTCTGCCAACTCACGCTCAAGCGCCTGATAGCCAGCCAATGAGGCGCGGTATTCCGCTTCAAGTCTTTGCGCCTCTGCGGCTAATTTTTGTGCGGTGTCCGCAGAAGCGTTTGCTGTACTGCCTGCGGCAATGCGGGCGGCTTCATATGCGGCCTTGGCATCATTAACCGCGCCCTCCATTTTTGCCAAACCTTTGTTGGCAAACTCAAAGGGCACACCAAGAAGAGCGCCAGCGGCCCCCACGGTTCCAACGCTGATATCACCTTCACGATTACGAACCGATTGACTCAAGTTTTTATACGAGTCAGGCATATCCTTGAGGTTGGGTCGCTTGTCTACTGGTTTGTCACCAATGGTAGAGGGCAAAGGCGGCGGGTCACCAAAAGGATTTGGAGCCTGCTTAACAGGCGCTTCACCCTCAGTTTTCTGCTCTTCTTGAGAAACCGCTCCAAAGCCACCGTTTTTACCAATGTTAATAACGTAGTCCAAGCCCTTTGGGCCAACTGACTTAAGGTCACCACCTGACTTGATGTATGTGTCAGCAACCCCCGGCCCCTGATGGTACGCAAGCAACGCCGCCTCTGGAGTTTTGTACTTGTCAAGATACTGCCTCATCAACTTTGCGCCGCCATTGATGTTGGTTTTTAAATCTTTGATGTCACCCAACTTGTTTTGGTCGGCGGTGCTAGGCCGAATCTGCATTACCCCAAACGCATCACTTTTTGGATCAGCGGATGGGATGTGCGAAAACTGAGACTCGCGGAAGGCTTGAGCCAACAACAGGTTTGGATCAACCCCATGCGTGGTAGCCGCCTCAATCACCATTTCGGCAATATCCATCTGCGG